AGGTAGGTGAAGACTTGTTTTTCTTATCGCGCACAGGAGTCAGATCAATCAGACGCACGATGGAGGAGAACATGGTGGCAAGTGACGTTGGAGTCATCAGCTACCCGATCCAAGATGTCATCGACGAGATCAACTGGGCATCAGTCGAGAATGCCACAGCAATCTTCTGGAACAACCGCTACCTACTCTCAGTGCCAACCGGCACCAGCACAGTCAACAACACCACACTCTGCTACAACACCAACACACAGAGTTGGACAGGTGTTTGGCAAGGCACTGTGGAGGAAGCAAGCGGCACCCCGGCAAGTACGATCAATCCGTATCAGTTTGTGGTGACACAGTTCAGCGGAGGCAAGCCTTACCTGATTAGCTTGGACAAAGTTGGTAACCCACTACAGTTCCGCGATTTTGTTGAGGACATCAACCTGGTGGACACTGACTTCCAAGACAGGTTGGTGACCTCCACAGGAGTTGATCAAGTTAAGATTGTCAACGGAGGCACAGGCTACTCGGCAGGAACACTCAGTGCCACAGGAGGAGGTGGCTCAAGCTTCGCTGGGACTTACACGGTTAGCGGAGGAGTGATTGACTCAGTCACAATCACCAACACCGGCAGCGGGTATTCCTCCGAGCCAACGATAGTCATTAGCCATGCAGGCAACGGAGACGCAAATCTCCAGGCACTTTTAGCGAGAGACACCGGGTGGCAGGCAGTCACTCGCGCATTTACTTTCAACGAACAGGTCACCACGAAGGATGGCGAGTTTGCTGAGTTTGAGTTCGACCGCAGCAACGCTGTGATCGACATCGGCGTAATCCTCGATGGAGCAGAGCAGACCGACAACCTGGCAGATGAGTTGGACACTGGCACAGGAGAGTTTAGGCTAGGTAACCCACCAGCAGTAAGCCACCCAACTATTCCGTTCGATCTTGGCAGCGGGAAGCTGAACAGGTTCAGGTACTCGATGACGCAGTACCCGGAGTTCCGCGAGTTGCAATTTAAGTTTCAGCAAAGCGGCACCGCAGGAGCAGACAGTAAGTATCTAGCACTGCGCTCAATTCACGCAGGAGGCTTTTTAAACAGTGTGGGGGTGGAATCATGAAGCTGAAGTCGCCAAGTCCCTCACCGGAAGTTTTGCAGCAGGTGTTTGGTGCAGCATCGCTAGGTGACAACGATGCGTATGACTACATGCGTCTTTGGATTAAGGCTACCAGGTTGATAGATGACCTGTTTGACGAGATTGAGGACTGGGCTGAGGAGAAGACCTACCAACTCGCACAGACGCTTCTGGTTGACCTGCCTGCTAACAAATTTTTTCACGCACATTCTTCTGCGTTATTGCCTCACCACCTCACCGTGCTGAACGCATGGCGAGACAGCAACGAGTGGAAGAAGTCCGAGGAGAAACCTAAGCAACTACATGCACATGTCATATGCGAGCAAACGGCAGATATCTTCATCTTGGTGAGTTATCTGACTGGAGGATACGAGAACATGAGAAACAACAGTTTGAAGATACGAGAACTATTCTTGAAGGAGGAATTTTAGATGGGCGATTGGTTCGATTCTGGAGACGCACCTGATCCACCAAATGTAGCAGGTGCCAACGAGGCAGGAGTCTGGGCTGACGCTAAGACTTTAGGCATCAGGAAGCTGATTGCTAACGCAGCAAAGTTTGGCAAGAAGATCACTCTCAAGGTTCCAAGCTTTGATGCCGCAGGCAACAAGACCGGAGAGGAGGATGTCACCTACGACTTCTCTGGCTTCAGTGACATGGATGCCACCAAGGCCGACCTAGATTTTGCCGCAGAGTCAGCAGACAAGATGGCTGCCACGATGCTCGATGTACAAAAGAAGTACGGCAAAGAGTTTATTCAGCAACGCATGGAGGAACTGAAGGCAGCCGATCCGACAGGCTACGAGGTGAGGCAGATGCTGGGTGAGGCAGCCAAAGAAGACCTAGCACTAGGATCGCAACTCTCCCCAGAGATGAGGAGACAGGTTGAGCAGCAGGAGAGGGCAGCACAGGCAGCCCGAGGCAACATCTACGGATCGGCACCTGCTGCCGCTGAGGCGATGGCAGTAGGAGACGCAGGATTCCGCATGAGGCAACAACGCCTGGCGAATGCTGCATCGTTTCTGAGCGGCACAACGCCGGTCAGTCAGTTTGGCCAGATCAGCGGAGCGCAAGGAGGAGCATCACCGTTCAATCCGGTAGGCATTCAGTCAGGATTAACGCTGAACCCCAACGCAGGTGCCCAGGGCCAGCAGTTCGCGATGAACACGTTTAACCAGCAGATGAACTATGCGGCTAATCAGCAACCGATAGGCTATCAGCTTCTCGGGCTAGGGACAGGAGTAGCCGCAGGTAAGATTACAGATAAATTTTTAAAGCCCTAAAGACATGAGCGCAGGATCAGCATTTGCGAGTGGGCTAAGAGCAGGGCAAGCCATCTACGACAGTGCCGTCAGGAACGCGATGGCGCGGAAGCGTTTTGACATGGCTAAAGCCGAGTTCAAGTACCAGCAAGCACAACGCAAGCAGGCGATAGAAGACGAGGTGGCAGCGACAACTGCTTTTGATAAAGCGAAAGACTTCTTTGGATCAGGCGAGTTGAACCTCAAGAACCAGGCAGACCGAGATACATACAACAATGTACTACTGTCAGTTGAGCCTGAGATCATGAGGCACAAACCTACTTTTGATCAGTACGAGCGATTCATCAAGGTCTTTGAGGATAAAGAAGGTTTGCCTCTCATAAGAGACAGAGAGAGGAAGCAGAGAACTATAATCGCAAACTACCTAGACAACTCAAGCGAGCAGGAACCTCTCTACAAGCGCGACAAAGATAACAACTTCATTCTGAACACTGAAGGCAAGCCGCAGTATGACATGAGCGGCATGATAGAGTTCAACCTAAATGCCGAGGCAGAGAGGCAGCGCAAACTGAAGGACATCGAGTTTGGCGGTGGAGGCATGGAGAGATTCTTTGGCTCAAACCCAAGCAGTCTGTCGCCTGGCTTGAGAGAGAGGTACATCATATTCCGCAATGACTACTTTGACACAATTAAGCAGGGAGGCAAAAACGAAGACATCATCGAGGCATCATCTGTTTGGCATGAAAAGCCCGGAGCAGATCAGCAAAAAAGCCTTGGTCAGTTCAAGTTCACATCTGACAGAATAGCTGAACTTAAAGAGAAGCTTGAAGGTCAGACTACCGGCCCGATTGCGGGAGTGTGGAGGAAGTACAAGGCTGGATTCGGATTAGATGACAAAGCCCGAGAGATCGAGGCACAGATCACAAAGATCATACCCGGCTTGGCACGAGGAGTATTTGGCGAGGTTGGAGTTCTAACTGACCAAGATGTCAAGATGTACTCCAAGACTATTGGCAACCTAACAACACCAGAGGAAGTCAATGACGCTTTGACCAAGGCAGCTATGGACATGGTTGCAAAAGGCTTTGAAGACAAGTTGGTCACCATGGCGAAAAGTAGAATGAATGTATCAGGATACTTGAGCCAACTCAAAGATGTCAGGTCGAAGCTGAGGACAGTTTTAGGAGAGGAAGAAGAAGCACCTGCCGCAAGTGTTGAGGTTGATGAGCTACAACTAACCGATGATGGCAAACCAGTCATCAGCGAAGAGTTGGTAGAGCAGATGCGAGCCACAGGAGCAGACATAGTCGAGGTGACTGATAAGTCAACCGGCACCAAGCGCAAGATTAAGATTAACAGAGTTAAAGCACCTGCACCACAGGCACCTGCTGCCCCAACGCCAAACCCACCCGCAGAAACTGTGGACAAAGCTTTCGATGCTTTGTTTGGCCCTGGCTCGATAGACGCATCTCAGTCTGAAGCGACTACTGACACGAGAGACAGGAAGCAGCAGATCGAAGACAGGATCGGCTACTTCCAAGAGTTGCTTGATGAGCTAGGCAGACCGCGCACCAGAGAGTCAAAGTCAAAGAAGGAGAAACGCAGGAAGTACCAGAACGCTATCCAGAAGAACAAAGACATCTTGAAGACACTCTGATGGCTGACACGCTGAAACCTGATCCAAGTAAAATCGCTCGCCGGTTGTCATCCTCGACAACTGGGGGTGAAGAAGTTTTTGAGTATGATCTCCTAGATTACGAGCCTCAGCCTCTGCCAGAAACTGAGGAGGTCGAGTACGAGGAGGTCATCGACTACATCGACAGAACCGGCGAGAAGGTTCAGGTGCCTGTCTACAACGAGTCAGGCAAAAAGATTTACAGACCCACCTACAACGAGCAGGGAGTCATGACTCATGACGAGCGTGGCATCATGACGTTCGACGAGTGGAAGCGCAAAAGCGAGGAAGGCGTTGACTGGTGGCCGATAGCCAAGGAGGCAGTCGCTGGGCTGGCCCGAGGCTTCACCAAGATACCTGGCAAGATTGAGAAGGAAGGCTTCATGGAGGCATCTGCCAACATACCTGAGTCATTCCTGGCAGCCACAGAAGGACTAAAGTTGATCGGTGGAGGTGTTGGCAGATTTGTAGCTAAACCGTTCCGCAGTGATGAGGAGGAGGATGCTGCTGAGTACGCTGCCTACAAAGAGTTCGGCAATCAAATCTTCAGGCAGCTTGAGCTACGCAAATCGCGCATGGGCGATGTGGCCAGGTTGTTTGGTGCTGAAGACCTGGCTGCCGTTTACGATGACGGCATTGACCCAGAGATAGCTGACTCTCTCAGTCTTATCTTCGACCCAACCTACCTGGTAGGTGGAGGCTTGGTAAAGGTTGGTGCGGCAGCAGCAAAGCAGGCACCCAAGGTCACCAACAAGTTTGCAAAGAAGATGATCCAGACTGCCGGTGCTGCGGCAGGATCAAAAGCGGCAAAGCAACTCGGTGAGTTCCTAGCCAAGCCGGTCACATCGACTGTCAGCGGGATCGGCACAGGAGTAGAGAAGGTTGGCCGAGGTGTGCAGAAGATAGGTGAGGCAGGTGCCAAGTTTGCTGAGAAGGCACCTAAGACCGCAAAAGCAGCACAGATGGCAGTTGGTGCAGGCACTGGTGCTGTGTTGGCACCAGAAGGTCAGGAACTGACTGGTGCGCTTGGTGGTGCGTTTGGTGGCAAGGTTGCACTTAGCTCAAAGGCAGTCACCGGCTTAGGCGAGAAGATCGAGAAGAACGCACAACGCCTTGGAGGAGCAGCACAAGCCGCAAAGATCAACTCACTGCGGACTAGCGGTCTGGGCACAGTTGCCAAGATCAGGCCGATGCGCGAGGAGGTGGCAAAGCAGTTTGTCACCTTGGACAACCGGGTAGCTAACAGACTTATATCTGAAGCAGGCAAGTTGGCTGACACTGCTGTGATAGGTGCAGGCATGGGGGCAGGGATAGGTGCCTTCATGCCGTATGACCCAACTAATCCTGGCTACATTGCAGGCATGGCACTGGGCACACTAGCAGCACCTGCTGGCATGTACTCAGCGGAGGCGTTGAACCAACTTGCCAGAGTCGAGTTGGCCAAAGGTGCCGTACCTGATGCTGGGCTAAGGTTGCGTCTGAAGGAGACTCCGATGCACAAACTGGCATCTGAGGCAGTAGTAAAAAGATTTATTTCAGCACTACCTGAGCAGCAACGAGTGAGGTTTGTTGACCCGGATCGAGGTCTGTCAGTTGCTGACCTAGCCAACCAGGCTGAGGCAGTTGATTTGTTTATGGGCGCGATGCGCGACAAAGGCAAAGACGTTAATTTCTTTATCGGCAACACACCTGAGATACTCGAGAAGACAGGAGGAACTGCCAGAGAAGGTGTGGCAGGTTTCTATGATCCTGACAGCAATACAGTCTTTGTGAACACAGACGCAGAGACTCCAAGCTTCACACTGTTTCATGAGCTATTCCACCCCACGGAGAGGTGGAGTGCGATGAGCAAGGAACTTGATGCAGACACAGGTGAGACAGTTAAGTCTGATCCGCTACAAGACATTCAGACTGACCTGGCACAGACTATCTTTGGCACCTACGGGCCAGACGGTGAGGTGATTCAGCCTGGACTCTACAGCAAGGAGGACATGCTCAGTTTTGCTGATCAGTACAACAGCAGACTGTACCCAGACCTATCTACCAAGATCAAAGAAGTTGAGGCAGCGATTGAGGCTGAGAAGAAGAAGACTTTACCGGAGATTGATGGCATCGAGCCACCAGAGACACCGGAGATGAGGTTACTAAACCGCGAGCTTGAGGAACTTCAAACGAGGCAGGAAGGCAACCAGAAAGAGTTGGCAGCATTTGACGCACTGCCAGACGCTACCAAGCGCGACTACATGGCGAGGGAGTTGATGTCTGACTACTTCGCAATGTTTGGCGAATCAGCTAGGCACGGCATCATCCGCAAAGCCAGGAACATCACGCTCAAGAAGGATTACTTCAAAGATAAGTTCCTCGGCATGAACATCGACAGGCTGAAGATGGCAACGCTGGGCAATCTTCGGAAGTTGCTTGAACGGTCTGGAGTAGAGTTTGACCTGGCAGGCAATCCGCGAGGAGAGATGACTGCCACAAGTGCGTTGTTCAAAGACCCGGAGACTGGTCGCGAGTTGGTCATGTCACCACAGATCGAACACCTCATCGCGCAGTACATCACAGAGAAGGACAAGTTAGTCAACCGAGTGTCTGAGACTGACGATGTAGGTGGTTCAGAGATTACGCTGAGTGCAAAAGACGTTCTCAAGAAGAACCCGGACGGCACACCTAAGATACCAGAAGCTGAGATCAAACGGTGGGCAAGTAGCGGGTGGCTGAAGACTGACAAAGAAGGCAACGTACTCAACTCGACAGGTGGCAGGTGGCAGCCCGGACAAAGACCGGCATTCACAACTGCGAGAGAGAGAACGCGCATGGACAAGAACCGAGTTGCGGCACTTGTCACTGCGCTGACTCCTGTCACTGAAAAGATTGCTGAAGGTGCCCCAGGATCACTCACAGTCAAAGCGAGAGAAACGGCTGACGGTGGCACAAACTTTAGAGGCAGCTACTTCGACGAGCAGCAGATGGATGCCATCATGGCAACGCCTGATGATGTCATTCATCCTGACCTCAAGTCAGTCATCAAGACGATGAACGATGCGATCAAAGAAGGCAAAGGCGCACCGTTCCTCGCTGACTACTGGAAGGCAATCACAGGGCGAGGATATGACTCCAAGGCCCGGATGAAGGTTCAGCTATTTACGCCTATCGGTATGCAGATCAGCAGTGCCGGGAACTTCAACGCGACAGTCTTCAACATCGGCTATTTTGAGAACAAGATTAACAGGTGGCTAGGTCAGTCAGGCAAGAAGAAGTTCTGGTCAGACTGGGCTGACGCAGATGGCAGGGTGGATGTAGACAGTTTCCGCACTGACATGATGGAGCTTCTCAAGACTCACTACGAGAATGATCCGTCTAAGAAGTTCCCAGAAGGCATGAAGAAGGAGAAGCTTTACTCGTTCCTCGGAGTAAAGCCAGAAGACCTGAGCCGCAAGGACTGGAACAGGGCAGCTAAAGATTTTAAGTTATTCATCAGCCTGAGATTTGACAGGATGAAGGATGTCACTCGTGGCATGGGTGATAACTTCCCGGTCAACTACTACAAGGCAAAGCAGAGGTTCATGCCAGGAGAAGAGTTGACACCGGGCGAAACAGGTGTACGGTCTCCCGCTGATGGGCAACGAACGACTCAGAGAAATATACGCTCA